ATGGCGGAGAGAGGGGGATTTGAAATCTAATTGCATATAGTAGTTGCGTATAGTTGCGATATATAATAGTAGGAAAATCAACATTCTTGCCAAAATCGGAATTGCTCCGATTTATAAGTATTTGACAAAAAGTCACGAAAAAGTCACGAAATAATTTGTAAAATGTGTTGACAATGTTCGACAATAGGTGTATATTATAGACAAGTTAAGAGAAGAGCGAAATGCTCAAGGGAGGATAAAGAAATGAAATACAACAGAATCGATGCAAAAGTTAACAGCACTGGAGAAGTATTCAATCTATATAGCGACGGACAGTTTCAGAATTTTGAGAGAATTCACGCTATCTTTGGCGAAGATTACGACGATGTTAACGACAATCTGCTCGACGGGCCTGATGTAAACGGCTGGGAATATACTGAAAGGGTGTATGAGTTTGCTGAAGAAGTTGAGAGTGTTACATTTACTTACTCGGTTTAAGGAGGGATTTATGGGAGAAGAGAAAAGAACAGAACGAGTGGCGATTAGACTTACACCATCGCTCAAAGAGGCAGTCACAGAGCTAGCCTCTAGTGAGAATAGGTCGCTCAGCAACTACATAGAGTTGATGCTGAGCGAAAAAGTCGAGAATTCAAGGAAATAAAAAAGAGCGAGCCCGTAATGGACTCGCTTTTCTCATATAGGCGACCGCCTCGCCCGCTCAATTACATAACACTAATAGCCCCGTCTTTATCAGCCTCTACGGTCACCTTATCATCGGTGACTAGTGCGCCATCCTTGATAATGTACACGGAATCACCCTTGACAATACCCTTATCAACTCGTGTGCCGTCGTCCTTGAAGTACTGCCAATCGTCACCAACTTTGACCCAGCCAGTATGCATTACTCCGTCGGCGTCGAAGTAGTACGACTTGCCATCAACCTCATGAACTCCGCTAGTGAATAGGCTACCGTCTGAACCTATGCAGAACCAACGACCGCTAAGGCTTACCCATCCTGTCTGCATTTTGCAATCAGAGTTGAAGTAATACCACTTGCCACTAATCTGCCTCCATCCAGTAACAGCATAGCCGTCTGCGTCGAAGTAATACCACTCTCCGTCTAACTTCTGCCACTCGGACTTATAGTAGCTACCATCCTTCTTTTTGAACCAATAGCCCCTTCCGTCTTGAATCCAGCCATACGATTGGAACTTCGGAACGACAAAGCCTCTGATAAATCTGCCATTTACCGCAATTCGCCTATAGCCAGTCGAGTGGTTGTTGTGGATGTTAAACTCAAATACATTGATATACTTGCTATCTGCAGATACGACTATACCTACGTGGCTAGCCCCCGTAGTGTTATCACCTCTTCCGCTGTCAGACCACGCATATATGATCCAGTCGCCCGCAGTTGGTACGTATGCGTCATTTTCCACCCATATACCCATCTTCTGCGCCTTGGCTACGATTGTGCCTACATTAGCAGAGCAAGGGTAGACATCACCTACCCCGCACAGATATGCAATAGCTGAGGCACACGCAGCACAGAAGTTAGCCGTATAAGTCATTGCCCAACCATCTGGGCGATGCTTGTTAAATTCGTCAATCAAAGTGCGATGCGAACCGCCCTTAAAGGGCATACCATTGTATTTAATCGCAGTGTTGACGATTGCCTCCCTAACGCCCATCTTCTAGCACCTCCGCGTCTTTTAATCCCTCTTTGATATCATCATAATTAATTGCCTTATCGTTCGCTACGGGGCGATTTTCCGCCTTCTGCGAGTCGTCTTTAGGGTGAGTATAGGTCATAGCTGTATCGGAGTCGCCACCGCCCTTAGTTGTAGGGTCGATAACCACACCGAGTAGCACTAGGATACCAACGAGCATAGTTGCTAACTCTACGAGTTGCTCCTGTGCAACATGCGGAGTGATGCCCGCAATGTTCAGCGCCCTATATACAAGAGTTAGCACTGCAGCGATAAACGTTAACAGCCATGTCTTGTTTTTGAATCTAATCTTCCAATTAATTTTCATTTATTTTGCCTCCTTTTAGCAATAAAAATACCGAGCTATGCCCGGCTAATTACCTTTTAACTTGTTTTCGAGGTCTTCAAGGCGGTGATTTACCCCCTTAAGCCTCTCTTCAATAACAGGGATGCGACTAGCGAAATCGTTATGCCTTCTAACTTCCTCGGTCAATCTGTCAATCTTGAAATCCGTTAAGCAACTAGTCTTACGGATTCCGTATAGTGATCCCGCGCCTGCGCCTGTAGCTGTCACAATAGCCACAATAATGCTTGTCCAATCAATCATCTATTTTCCCTCCGCTACTAATTGCCAAGCTTCTTAACACCATAAATTCTGACCGGTATCACAGAAGCATTACTTGTTGATACAGATGTGTTACCTTGAGATTTATATGTGCCAGCTCCGAATGTTATTCGATGAGAACTACCACTCCCAGAACTTGCAACCGTCCTCGCGTTTGCCCAGAAATTTGTTCCACCACCACCAATCGAAGATGCGCAATATTTGACTGACTCCCCTTTTTTCAAGCTTAAACTAGAGCGAGCATTTTCGCCCACGTAGTCGTTCCACTCAATGATGTACTCATCATAATTTCCATCTATTGATAGCGACTGCGACGAAAATTCTGAATTCGGTCTTGCATTGGTCCATAGCAGTTTTTTAGTTTCCACAGTTGCTAACATCTTCTTGATTTCTATCAATGTTTTCAAAACACTTATCATAGTGCACCTCCCTATACTCGTATCGACGCGCCGAAGAATGCAGCAAGCTCATTCTCTGCGTTACTGTTATCAATGCGTACATCACTTGTAGAGGCATTCAACTTCTGGAGTTCAGTTTTTAAATCATTGATATTATTCTGTAGCTTCCCTGCTGCAGTTCCGTCAATTGCCCCCGCAAGGATTGACTGCCAACGGTCCGTAATCGCCTCTAGTCCGAAGTTCGTCGGAAATGCCGGAAGAACAAACCCGCATAGCTCTCTATCTGGTCTCTGATCAAGAATTACGGCGCTCGTAATATCTGTTACACCCGCACCAACATATATGTCAGCTAGAGCGAGCTCGTAGTAGTTAGGTTGCTGAACTAGATTAGGCGCTATAGGTGTTGTTGACGGCGTGCCTTCCTTCTTGTATATAAGCATGTTACGAACACTGTCGGATAGGTCGAGCCTTACGACAATTCTGTCAATCCTCTTTAGTGACGGATGAGCTTGCGCAATGTTAATCGTCTCTTCTCTCGTGTTCCGCCCAAGAGCTCCTTCGATAACGCACCCTCCAGGCATAACTTTAACTTTCATACCTCCAACTGCCTGCACTTGCATGTCGGAGCCGTCCGCCTTTACGGTCGTTACACCATTAGACCAAACGGCTTTAAAAACTTCCCTTATGTCACTATCCGACACAGCTCTATCACCGTTAGGGTCTGAGTCAAAATGCGACTGTAGTGGTAATGCAATCATTTAGTTACCTCCTTAAATACTTAAAGCGACATAGTTCTGTTTGCGAGGTGTCCCCATAACAAGTTGTACCTCCACGGTGTTCTTGCGGTGCACCTCTTTAACTTCCATGATTCGAGCCGTGAACATTTGCTCTATGTCGTCAAGGACTATCGTACATATGTCGCCTAGATTGTAGTCCTGTAAGTAGTAGAATGTGTTCTGTAACACATCTACGTTTATCGTCTCTTGTTTCCAATTATTAAGCATCTCGAGTTTTGCTTGGTTGCGAAGTTGCTCCCTAATGGTTGATTCGTTGGATACCTTAAGCTCGATGCCGGATACGTTGCCTTGAATTACCTTTTTCGGGTACAAGTCAAGGTCCCGAGGACGATTGCCTTCATCAATATAAAACTCTCTAATTAAGCTCTTAGTGTTGCCTTGCTCATCGGTGACTAGCTCTTCTTTTGAAAAGCCGGTCTCCTCCATTGTCTGCCTCGCCTCTACAATCGATACTACTCCGCTGTCGTCGTAGATATATTCGATTTTTGAGACATTTGCCCAGCCAACTCCGAAGATTACTTTATCTCTTAAATCTCGACCATGAAGAGGGTATACCTTGTATAGGAAGTGTGGCTCTTTTATTTTGCGTTGCCACTCCTCTATCCAATCAACAGACTCTTTATAAGTCTCGGCAACCTCGACCGATATGCTTAACCCATACAGCAAACAAGCATCATACAGCGATGTCGCTGCGTCGGTTCCGCCTTTAAAGGAATAGACTAACTCCGGCATCCATTCAGCGTCGTAGTCGCCCCATACTTGACCGGGTACCGATGGCGGTATGCTGTGGTCAGTTATATGTGAGGAGTATTGACCGAGTGCGCTAGAATTGATGTTTGCGAAAAGTCCGAACACGACAGTTGCCCCTCTTTCGTTAACATTCTCATCTGAGTGCAACACGACTTTAGATAGCACCTTTTCAGCGAAGAAGCCTGATACAGTCACCATCGCCCCTTGTGCAGTCACCTCGTATACGGTCTTCTGGATTATGCCCGTCTCCGGACGTCCTGTGTTGCGCACAAACTTCGCATGTTTGTTCCAGTCTTTCGCAGCGAGATGTATAGAGAAGTCCCCCGGTTCGGTCCATTTTCTATTCCACGACACTTCTATAAAATCGAGATCCTCTAGGCGATTCATGAACTTGTCAAAGAACTGTATCATACGCCGTCATACCTCCCTATATACTCTATACTTGTCCTCAGCGCAGAAGCCCCTGCCTCTGCATCGACCTTGACAACATTGTCGCCATAATCGAGTACAAACTTCCTAAAGTCGTATGGGTCGTCGCCCATACCTAATGCGAGTATTTTGTTGTTGTGTACAGCATAGGAGCGAGAAGTATCAATTGTGATTGTGTCGCCTTTCTTGAGTTCTACATTCAGAACAGCAACATTGTTGTTAACCTTAACGGTGATATTCTTCGCGTAGCCCTGCGACTCAATCTCGATAATAGGCTGTGCTGGGGAAGAGCCGAGGTATTCGACAACCTTTTCGGTTGCGACCTCTTCTCTTGAAAAATTCCGCTTCGCACCACTTCTAAACGCATGAGGCCACGCCCACAGAGGTTGACTCTTGCTAAAGCTCGTCTGTTCACCTTCTACAGCAAACAAGTCGGCATGAGGTGACAAGAATTTTATAGTCATATCCGGACGCTTGTAAACGTTTTTTGTCGGAATTGACTTTCCAGTAAGCTCGCAGTCTTTAGCAATTCGAGTTACTCCATTATAGGTGATGTATAAGTCAACTCTATAACGGTTGTTGTGGAACCCTTGAGCCTTTGCTCTAGCCTCGTGATTTTGCGCCTGTGCGGTAATAGTTATCTCCCTTGGGAGTCTTCGCCTTCCGGTGATAATTGCACCATCTCCAACTCCTCTTGCTTCTTTCGAAACTTCTATATCCGCAGCATCTACCCCCGTAACGGAAGTAGTTCGCCAGTCGTCTGACTCGTAGTGAAATATTAGGCCGTCACTACGAACGGCCTTTAAAACTAAATTGTGTATCATTATTGTGCTCCTGCTAGTCCTAACTTCGCAGTCTCCCACGATACTGCTCTAGATACGTCCGCCGGTGACTTCCACGGCTGATTGAAGTTGATAGTCTGATTTACTTCAACGTTTTGGCTTGAACCTGTCGCACCGAAGATTCTTGAACGTTCACCACTAATAGCTGAGGCTATAGGGTTAATCTCTGGGGCGTCTATCAAGAAGGCATCCTGCACTAGCCCCATTTGCTCACCTATAGAGCTTAAGAGCTTGCCAGTGTTTCTTACAATTCCGACGTCCATACCCTCTATAAGCATCCTACCAATCCAGGTCGTGAACCTTGACGGCGAATGAATATCGAAAACGCTCTTTAATTTCGCTTTACATTTCGAGCCAAGCGAACTAATCAAACTGAACACCTTGCCAAATCCAGCCTTTATACCGTTAACAAGACCCTGTAGGAAGTGAACGCCTATGCTGTAAAGACTGCCTATCGCCCCCCTAACTCTGCCAGGAAGTGACCTTGCGCCACTACTAACCGCAGATACTGCATGGGCGAATCCGCTACGTATACCGCTTGCAAATCCAACTAGCCAATTGATAGCGGTAGATACTAAAGAGCCGATGCCACTAGCAATCTTGCCTGGCAATGTCTTCGCAAAGTTCCACACCGCATTGATCACGTTCGCAGCGCCTATTAGGAAACCTTCGATAAATCCCCAAATCCAATTAACTGCGACCGTAACTAGACTGCCCAGTCCTCTGCCTATTGCATTTAGAACCGAAATTGCAAGGTTACCAACAGCCGAGAGAATTATCGGTATGCACTTTACAATTCCGCTTACAACAGCAATTGCTATCTGCGGAAGTGCCGTAACAATAGCGAGAGCTAGCTTTCCCATGCCGACTATAAAAGTCTTAAGGAACCCTAAAGCAATGCCTTCGCCACCCTTCGCTCCTGCCTGTTCTCCGCCTTGCTTTGCGCCTTCACCCGAGCGAGTAAACAACTCGAGGAGTACTTTAGGTATAGCGGTTATGACCGCTTGTAGCGCCTTTGGTAATCCTGTTGCGATTGCTTGCGCAAGTTGGCCGACTTTTTGGAATAGATACGTTCCGAGATTGTTCGCAAGTTGACCGAGTGTCGATAGAGCAGATGGCAACGCTTTCCATATAGCCTTAGCTACAGTTGGCAAGACATCGAATAAAACCGTCTTAATTCCTTCTACAGCGACTTTAAAACCCGCGCCTATACCTTTTATCAATTCTGGTATTTTCGCCTTAAATGCAGCTATTTTCGAATGAATCAGAGCAACAGCTTTATCAACTCCGCCTATCTTGTTTACCCACACACCGAGCGCCGTTATAGCCGCCCCAACAGCAACTACAATTCCTGCTGGTGTAGCCATGAACGCAGCAATTGACTTGCCCGCCGAACCAAGCACACTTGAGAGCTTGCCGACTGCCGACTGCATTCCTATAGGGATGTTGAGTAGTTTAGTTCCTAGTCCTGGTATGATCTTATCTACGCCAACACCTAGGTTTAGCCACAAAGAATTGTGGAACGCGCTGAAAAATTTCATTGCGCTACCCATTGAACTCCTTATAGCTTCGTTGAATACAGCCCACTTCTGCGCCGCATAAAACGTCACCATCGCCGCAGTAAGTGTTGTTACTGCGGTCGTTACCGCCCCAATTATTTTCGGGTATTTATTTAATTTTGATGCGACCGCACCTAGGTGAGGTACGATACGCGTTAGCAGATTATATAGTGGTTTAAACGCATTACCTGCCAAAATTTCGAGGTTGCCCTTTAGTGCGTCAACTTGCGCTGCAAAGGTCTTACTCCCCTCTTTCATACCATTAAAAAACTGACCGCCTTTAGATGTTGCGTGCTCAATTGCTGCTTGCACGTCTTGGAAACTGATTTTTCCTTGTGCCATTTGGTCTTTTAACTCTTGGTATGTGCCTCGACCCATTTTGGATAGTTCCTTTAGTGGGTTGAATCCAGCATTAATGAACTGTAATAGGTCCTGTCCCATCAGCTTTCCTTGTGACGAAACCTGCCCGAACACAAGCCCCAGTTGCTGGAACTTCTCCTTATTCCCGAGAGAAATGTCACCTAACCGTCTTAAGTGACCACTAACACTCTTAGAGTTAACACCGAATGCAAGTAGCTGTTGCGATGCAGCTGCTAAATCAGTTGTCCTAAATGGCGTTTTCATAGCAAGCTTACGTAGTTCTGCCACATGTTTATTAGCCTTCGTGGCACTGCCTAGTAGCACCTTGAACTTGCTCTGAAAGTCTTGCATCTGTGAATTATATGCAATTCCCATCTTCGCTAGTCCGACAGCGTGCTTTGCTACTACAAACCCCATGCCTGCGGTAAACAGTTTCTTAACGGTAGACATGCCAGTGCTGACACCTTCGCTTTCTACTTTGGTGTCAAATATAAGTGTACCGTCTGCCATTATTTGAATACCTCATCAAATTTCTTTCCCGCTACCTCTTGCCCCTCGGTTAGCTTTCCTGGGAGTGCGAATTTATCTCGTAGCTTTTTATAGTCAGGATCATCTCCGTCGTATGCTCTTATCTCAATAACTTTGGATAGAGCCGTATTTGGTGGCAATCCGTCTAAAAGAGCCTTGAACTTGTACCAATGGAGCTCATCTGACTCTAAATCGTATAAATCTATGTTGTATGCTTGCTTAAACGCAGCATAAATTAGGTTTTCGTCGATTTTAAAATCTAAAACATTGACACTGTTCTCGTTTTGCTCAACTTCTTTGCCACAGTGATAAAATTCAACAATCTTCTCTATTGCACTTTGAGCGAAATACCGCATAAATGATGGATTTTTGCCTAAAAAAAGCACAGATAAGTCCTCTAGCTCGGGTAATGCGAGCCAAAATCGGAAATCCGTGCGTATAGGGTACTCAACATCGTCAATTATCAGCGATTTAGGTAGCCTTCTAAAAGGTAACTGCATTATTTTAATTCAGATAGGTTTGCAACATTGCGCAAGAGCTCATTTGCAGCTGTAAATGCTGGTCTATCCATTTCCGCAGCCTCTTTTCTCATCATGTACTCCGTTAAAGGAGCCATGTATACGTCGTCAATTTCCTTTACAGCAATAGCAGACTCTACAACGGAAATCTGTTCCGAATCTGCTGTGCCGAACACATCCTTGATGCCTTCTCGTCCGATTGTCGCCTCTAGTACCTTCATTGCGCTATTGTGAACTTTTACATCACCTTCTCCGAATGTTGCGTTGAAGTCATCGAACAGCTTTGCGATCTTCGGAGTTCTCTTTGGCAGTTCGAACTCCTTATCATTTAGAATAATTTCCATTGTTATATCTCCTTTGCGTAAATAAAAAAGAGGGAATGTTACTTCCCTCCTAAAAAGTGTATTAATTTAGTGATAACTTATGCGCCAGCTGCTTTGAACTTAGGCTTTCCGCCCTCTTCTGTAACTGTGCCCTTAATAACTGTACCTCTGAGCTGTAGGTCAAACTCAATCTTGCCGTCTACAGCATCTAGAGTCTTTACAACTACGGTTGCTGGTACGTTCCAAGCCTTCCATGTACCTGTCTTTGCAGCATCCTCATCGAACTTGTACACGAGCAGAAGGTCTACAACTGCCTCGCCTCCAGTCTTGAGGTTGTAAGCCAAGTCCCAAATAAGAGCAAAATCGGGCTCTTCTCTGTACATTGTGAGAGGAAGTCCGCTAATCTCTGGCTTGTACTTGTCAAGCTCGATTGTTGGATTCTCGTCAGCAATGTAGTCGTACTCCTGTGTACTTGCACCAAACTCTAACTTGAGCTCAGTTGCCTTCTTAATTCTTGTGTAGTCTGTCGCGCCTTTTCCTTTTAAGAATAGTGCGACTTCGTACTTTTTAACCTTGCCTTCACCTTTCATTAATTAATTCCTTTCTTATGATAAGTGATACCGATTGAGATCTGATAAACTGCGTCGTCGTTTTCGATATCAATCATATAATAACCGTTTGCAATAAAAACACTCTCGATACCCTCTACATCTGGTAGGTTGCCAATGCGGTCTTGCTCCTCTATCCAATCCTCTAAGACAGCCATAAAGTTATTTGACCACTTCCTGTAGCGCTCAAACTGCGCATCTTTTCGGACGAGGAAATAATAATACTCACTAACTATCTTGGAGCCGTCCACAAACTCGGTGACATCTCTTTGCGCTTGCTTGTAAACCCCAATGCGGTCAGCTCCCTCTTCAAGTCGGTCAGTATCAATGTCCTCTATTTGAATAATTTTGCAACCGCTCAACCATGTCTTAATTTTCTCGCTTTTTGTCACCACTTTGTTACCTCTCCTTTGCGCCAGCAACTTGTGCCGCTACTTTTAGTAATTTGTTTCGTCCGCCTTCCTTCTTCATGCGCTCAAACCAGTAATTACCCCTTTTCGGAGCGCCCTTAAAATGAGCTGGTCTATAATACCAACGTCGAGCATACGGAGTCCTATACACGACTCTTCCGGAACCTATTTTCGTGTGAATTGTCCCGGAACGCACCAGGTCGCCAGAGTCATGTGGTACGTACGGTTCACAGAGCCTTAAGACTTCTTGGTCGACGGCTCTTTGAACCTTACCGCTTGGCTCAAGTCCTCTTTTGCGGAGTATCACTGCTATAGGTTGCACCTCAACTCTTGCATCTTTGATTTTGAGCCCCATTATGATGTAAACCTCCAATGTTTAAGCCTATCTCGGCGCGAGTTGTCGGTAAACGTGCGAATCGTGAAAAAAGTGTAGTTCTTCTTGATGTTTTCAAACTCACGATTAGACACATGAGTCATAGGACACTCCCCGAGGACAATAATGTCTTTTCCTTTAGTGTCAAAGAATAGCCTATTCTTCATGTCACCTTTTATAGGAATAGTAACCGAAATTTCTTTAGTCTTAAATACTTTACCGCTACTATCTGTAGTGCGAACTATCTTCTCTCTCCACTGGCAACCTTTTATAACAAAGCGCTCCCAAAAATAGTCGTCGTCGCTCGTAGGATACGAACTATACATTGTTATTGTGTCTGTAAAGTTCATTACATGCACCCCGTCAATCCCGTACCAGATAGAGCCTGCCTTACGGCTCGTTCTAGTCCACTTTGCCACTCAGCCTCACCAACATAGTGCTCGGAGTATCCGTCGTTAGATACGATAGATACCCCTGATACACTTGCCCTCGAATGTAGTTCATGTATAACTAGAGCGATTACCCCCTTGACTCTATCATAACGATAATCTTCCGGATGCTCCTCTGTAACCTCTTCAATTCGGCCACTAGTAATACCGTTCAGTATCACTTTCGCCCTGTTATAGAGTCTGTTAACATCCACGTCTTCGTCGTTATAATAAGTCTGGTATTCCTCTGTCATCATTGATAGCATTTAACTACTTCTTTCCGCCTTCCTTTGGCTCTTCCTCTACGATAACTTCGTCAGTTGCCTCGTCGAACTCAAGTCCTATAACTCTGCTCATGATTTACCTCCTATGCTACTTGCAAGCTCCAGCGATACCGTTAGCCTTGTTAACGTACACATCTGCGATACCAACTTCGCGGAAGTTGAACTGCCAACCGTCTGCATCCTTGTTATCCTCTGGAGCGATTGCCTTGTTAACGTTTCTCTTCTGGTACTGGATAACCGCAGAAGGCTCAACGATCAGGAAGTCAAGCGACTTGCCTGTAGTAGCCTTCTTGTATCCGCCCTTTTCCTGTCCGCTTGTCTTTCCATCGTTTACCTCGATAGCAGTGAAGAATCTGCTTGCTGGAACCTTCTGAACGACAGCGAACTGCTGTAGGATCTCTTTTGACTTAGTTGTATCTAGGTCTCTAATCATTCCATATACGGTTGGCGACACAAATAGGATTCTTCCGTCCTCTGGGACCTCATTGTCCGTCATTGTGTCGTACGCCTTAGCAATCGCCTTGATGGCGGAAGCGCCGTCTGTAATAGTGCTAGTTGCGATATTAGCACCTGCCTTCTTGCAGTAGTTTGCGAATCTGAAGGCGTCTAGCTCTGGGATTACCTTAGTTCTCTCAAACTCAGATGATAGTCTTCCGAATGCAACTCCTGCAGTTGATGCGTCGTCTTCTGCATCTACGAGGAACTTACGACCTCTATCGAAGTTGCACTTAACTGTCTCGTTTGTAAGCTCTACACTTCCCATAGTGTATCCTGCAGAACGGTCATAATCTGCGAGCCCGTCCATGTCAATCTTTGGAATAACAAGCTCGTCTGCATTTGCGCCCTGCTGTGCTAGCTCTTGAGCACCGTCGAGTACTGCAGTAACAGAGGATGTCTTGTAAACCTCGTCTAGTAGGTCAACGTACATTTTAAATTTTGAAATCTGATTTGCCATTGTTTAATTTTCCTTTCCTGTTGGTTTGAGTCCCATAACAGCCCTTGCAGTTGCCATAGCTGCGTCGTTTCCGTCTGTGCCTGTATCAGTTCTGCCCGACGAGTCTATTCTTGCTCCAGATGGCTTTGCGTCTGATCCGAACAAGAAGGATGTATCTTCCGATTCTTTCAGCGCCTTAATCGCTGCGTCGATGTCGCTCGTCCTGTCCTTGCTCGCCTTTAACTCATCAAGTTTTAACTCAGCTCTGATACTTGCCTTCCTTCTTCCGCCAGCTTTGGTAATCGCATCATCTAGGAGCTTGTCAAACTCGGCGCCATCTAGTTTGCTCTGCATTTCTTCGATTGCCTTCTGGTGTGCTGCATCCTTCTCTTGTGCTGCACTTGTTAACTCGGCAATCTGTTTCTGTAGCGATTCCTTGTCGCCAGCAGATGCCTTTAGGTCAGCGATAGACTTGCTCTGTTCGTCGAAGTCAGCCTTAACCTTGTCGTACTGCTCCGCCTTTTCTCTCAGCGGATTAACCTCCGCATGGTGTGCGTTTAGTAGCTTCGTAATTAGCTCTTCGTCCGTAACGCCTAGCTGCTTAATTGAGTCTCTTGTTAATGCCATTGTGATTTATCCTTTCTTTTAACGTCCGAACAAGCCCTTATGTTCAGACCAACTTGTGCCAGACCTCACCTTTAACGCCGCAGTCCAAGGGCAATAAAAAAGCACCGCTTCATTGCGATGCTAATTAACGTATTTAGTTGTAATAAAAGACGCGGAGCCCGAAGGTCATCCGCGTACGTTCCGTATAAAAAAGACGATTTAGGTGGGACCCGCGGTCGCCCACATTTCTCGGCCTGTCATTAAGACAGCGCGTTGGAGCGGGAATACTTTTCAACCTCTAAACCGCTTTATGCTACCTATATAATAAACCATTTACCTTCGTATGTCAATCAAATTGCCCTCTTTTTCCAACTTCCTTAGTTTTCGACCGCCCATTTTATGAAAATGAATAATCTTAGAGTTACCGCGTTTAATAAAAATACATTCTACATATCGCTCATCGTTTACGGGTAACCTTTTAAATAAAATCAACGAATTTTCATGCCTCTTGGAGTTGTCTGCGTAGTAGTCAGGAGCTTCCAAAGTATCCTCAATAAACGAAAACTCATCTTTAGACATCTCATGGCCGTGCTTGTTTAAAATCCTACGTAGAGACCTTCCCTCAATATATACATTTGAACCGTCAAGCAAAGGATTGTTGTTTATCTTGGGTAATTTACCTAGATTAAAATTATCAAAATCATTAAATTTAGTAACGCCTTTATCATAAAAATCTGTTATAGCTTTTCTAAAATTGCTAATATCCTTATCTTCAATCGGTTTTATGTACTCAAAATCTCGCTTATAGCCCTTAACGTAAAGCCTTTCAAGATTCTGCTTAAGCCCCGCCTTACTGCAAAACCTTGCGTATCGTTGCTCTTTTGCCTTAATAGCCGCTAGCCTTGTCTCGTCTCCGCCTATGTACTGCCTCTTGAGCTCTCGTAGTTCCCTCTCGAGTCGCCTCTGTACCTGCGTTGCTTGATAGTATGTATAAGTGCGTTCATCAACCGTTACTGGTTCTGGGTCCTTTACGATTGGATTCGGTTCAGATATTCCCTCTAAAAATGGGTAAAAAGTATGTCTGCAGTTATATCCACACAAGCCTAATGGGTCGTCCGGATACCCCGTAACGTCAGACAGCTTATATATCTTGTAGCCTAGTCTCTTCTCTTCCTCCGGATGTTGTCTACCGCTTATGCTGTACACTCTTCCTTGCCAGTATGCGTGGTCAGCGTGTCCATCACCTTCACGGGCTCCTGCATGCGACGAAACCTCCACAAGGTCGGTTCCAAGCTGTGTCGCGTTATCCATTGATATTTGCGCAGCCATTTGACCTAACGTAGTGCGGACCGCAAGTGCAGCAGCTACATCAATACCTCTTGAGATACCCGAGCCAAAGTCAACGTGTCTGATTCCGCTTTTCTCGAGGTCTGAAACTACCTTCTCTGTTGCTTGTCCGCTTGAGAAAGCCCCCGTAGCTACGTTCATTATTGCGCTATCCATCGCATGACTAAACGCATTATCTATTCTTACGGGCGCCCCGACGAATTTAAACCCGGTAGAGTGGGTAAGGTTCTTTAGTTCATGAGCAAGTCGGTGTGATGCTGTGGTGTTTATCTCAGCCAGTTCAGAGCTGTGTCTGAGATGTCTTCCTTTTGACTTCCAGAAGGCTAAATCGTCGTTAAATGCCATTGTACCAGCACGCCCGACTATATCATCACCGTGAGCTTTTGCGTCCGCTACAAGCTGTTTTACACGGTCTCTGACAGCCCTCTTGTAATCGAGTGTGTTCTTCGCAATCATAGCTTGATATTCTTTATCCGCCTTTAGCTCACGCATGACCTTGTTGCGAATCTCCATCGGCTTGTATCCCATAGCCTCGAGAGTCTTTGCCTGTAGTTCTGCGGTCTCTGTCCAACGCTTTCCTTTCCGAACTCTACGAGCAATGTCTTGTATGACGTCCTGCTCTAGTTCCTGGAACAGCGGTATCATTTCCGCAGATAACTGCTCCTTCTGTCTATCGGATAGCATATCGAATTACTCCTCTATAGGTTCGGTTGGGTCCGCCTCTGCTCCGCCTTCGTTGTACCACTTTGTCGCATCCGCTTCGGATAAGTTGTACTTCTCCATAAGGTAGTTGATAACCAGTTTCGGAAGTCCGAACGTTTGCGCATCTTGACGCATCGCTTCAAGTTCGCTCTGCCTGTCGATGATAAAACTGTCGTCGTATCCGATTGTTACTTCGGAATCCAGGGCATAACTAGTTTTATTAAATGCATTTGAGAACCACAGCAGAGCCGTGATTATCCCCTCTATGTAGTCGGTCAAATTCTGTCTCTGTTTGTTAAGCTCTTGCATAGAGTCTTGTTTGGTTCCGATGTATTCCGTCGCGGTCTTTATTTGACCGTTTTCAAAACTATACTTACGTGACCCATATCCAAATTTAAGAGAGAGCAGAGATAATACAAGCTCGAAGGAGCGAGTGATCTCGTCTACTCTAATTTCCGGATTAATTTCCTGTATCAGCGAGCCTTCCTCCGGAAGAGCTTGCCCCATAGACACGAACAACTTCTTGTGTTGCTTGTTCGGTGTTATTGGCTTTCCTGTTTCGTCGAACTTACAAAGAGCTTCGTTGTACAGAATCATCTTGTCGGATTTATCCAGGTCGCCAAAAAGCACGTTGAAAACCAGGTCAACGGCTTTCAGCTCCGATATAGCACCGTATAGTTTTGGCAGTCCATATCCTTGCATATCAGTGAGATTATTAACGGCCGCGGTTGTCAGCACCGCAAACGGCTTAATTTCGCCTAGCAAAACTTCGATGTGCTTATCAACTAACTCTTTACCGTTATGGTCAAGCACTACAGTAGTCGCCCTATATTCGTTATTAACAAGTTCGAAGAGTACGATAGTCGTTTGGGTCTTGCCGTTAAGCGTGTCCTCAGAAGCGAAGGCGCATTCGGTGATAATTCCCTTCTCGACATTTAGCGGAAATATACCCTTTGGAGGAACATATACAATCTCGACTTCTCCGCCTTGTAACTCTTGCGTATCAAGTACATCAGCACCAACAACTCTAATATATGCTGCAACAGTACCTTCTGCTGCGATTAGCTCTAGCTGTCTTCTGATGTTCTTTTGAAAGTTTTCTCTAGCAAAGACCTCATTGATGTAATCGCTACTCGCTCTGTCCTCGATGGTTAAATCTACAACTTCGCACAGATTCGCGTCGTCCTCACATACCCTTTTTGCAAAACCAGTTCGAGCCACTTCGTACTTCTCGCCGTTAACAGTACAACGGTCGTGGAATCCCTCTATCGGCTCTGTTCTATACCAACTGTCGCAGATGTCTATCAGCTCTAGCGCCTTGCTGTTAGTTCTGTATCCTCTTTTGTTGAGGAACTCAATAATATGCGTTCTCACTTACGTCCTCCTATAGGATGAAAATAATTTATGAAGTGACTCCATGAATAAAAGTCAGCATCGTATGTATCTACGTCCGTTGAGAAGTCATCGAGCAACTTCTCATCTTTGCTCTTGCTGTCGTACACCATCTCACTAATCGAATTTGCGATTGGTTCGCAGAAGTCCTTTACCCAGAGTAGGCGCCCGGTGTTGATTACAGCATTATAGGCAAGCACCCTGTCACTAAACTCCGTCTTGCGGCATCCTTTCACGTTAACGCCAATGCGGTTAGTCGTACTGTATAAGGCAAGTCCATTCAGTATAAGTTGCTCCGCATTGTCAACGAATGCGGCTGTTATTGGCACTCCTGGGTAAAGAGTCCGGACCTCGTTTACAAACTTTCCGAAAGTGTTATATATCTTCTCTGGATCAACTGTGCCTTTACTGTGCACAATCCGTTTGTAATATAGCCGTATCTGTTTCTCAAAGCCTTTCGTTATCCCAGTAGCGACGAATGGTGTATGTGACTTCGTTCCGCCTATGTCTATGCCGATGAATATTTGAACAAGCTTGTGTTGGCTCTTCATAAGCTCGTCGTAGCTAATTGCATACTTGTCTGCATCATCTGCGAACTGTGGATGCACAAGTCCTTCGGCTCCGACCCATAATCCTTTAATAAAGCGCTTAAAAAAGACACCAACGAATTGGCGTCTGTATCGTTCCTTTATTGCCTCCGATAACGACAAATTGTCGTCCATCGTGAAGTGTAAGTATATGAGATCCTTGTCGTCTGCCTTATCAATCCAATTAATCTTGAACCAGTGACGTGGTCTATCCGGATTGCAGTTGAACCACCACTTAGAACCCTCTACCGAGCATCTAGCCGTTGCCTGGTTAACAAAAGACTCAGGCATAAGGGCAACCTCATCGAAGAAGAACCCAGCTAGTGTAATACCCTGTACAAGGTCTTGTGACCTTTCATCCTTACCGCCGAAGATGTAATAATAATTCGTTACACCGTTGCGTCTTACCTCGAGTAGGTTGTCAGCTCTATGGTCCTTGAACCTATAGCCCCTAGCGAACAGCATAAACTTGAGTGGCTTTAGGACGTTACGCCTAAATGCACCGATAGTCTTACCAGCCATACCGAAGTTTTCGCCGCTAAACGTCTCCATCGACCACATGACGTAAGATAACGCCATCGATACGGTCTTGCCCGAACGGATAGCTCCATCCGCAATAATGCCGTTCTTATCCTGCACCGGTGACTCTGGGAGCCACCACGTAAGCACCTGCTTCTGCTTCCTGCTAAACGGTTGAAACCTAAATACTTGCGCTAGTCTTCCCATACGTCTGTAACCTCATCCTTGAGAGCTTCAATAAATCCATCGTCTTGGTAATTATCAGCACCGTCGTCTCCTTTTGCTTTAGCAGTCTGAGCCTTGATTAGATCTATGCGTGACTTCTGCTCTTCTGTCGCCATATCCCAATCACGGTGTAGCATCTCATCGTACTGCTTGATTAAGCTCCGCAGTTCACCTTGAGCCCTTGCTTGCGCTTTAAGGAAATTATTCTGCTTGTCCCAAGCCTGTTGTACTTCCCACTTTTCTCCGCAAACAGAGCCGTCCCTCTCCTCGACTCGTTCAATTGTCTTATCGTCTTTATCTTTTACATACGCAATCCTCTGCGCTCTGATAATGGCTGCATAGGCAATCTGTATCTGATGCCACAATAGGTCAAGTGGATTAGCCTTTTCAACAGCCTGTACGATATCAAGTGTTTCCTCTGGGAGGTACTTTGAAAAGAATCCGTACTTCTCGGCGTTCTTGTTACCTGGCGGCCCCGTTGCGTTCTTGTTGCCGAGTTGTGCGATAGAGTTTTTGTGTGCACCCTTTTTCTTTTTTTGTGTGCACCCTTTATGGTTCCAGTTATATCTCTTCTTCCACGACTTAACTGTGTTGAGGCTGACTCCATACTTATCGGCAATATCTTTATACTTCATGCCGGACGTATAATCCTGTTCGGCTAACTTGTGTTTATCATCTGCCAACGCCTCTCTACACTCCTTTCGTCGTTTTGTAGGTATTAAAAAAGAGCCCCGGAGGACTCTTTGCAAAATCTAACGTTTCTTAAACCTCGTGCTTTTTATAATAAAATGATGTGCCACCTTTAGCTCCACAGCAAATAACACCATTAGCACAATTTCAGTTATTATAAACTTAGGCGAGCTTAAATTTATAACATGATTTTCATTCAAAATATAAACCAAAATCATAAGAATTAACACGTTATCACATCCTTATATCTTCTCGCTTAATGTCTTCAAGGGCATCTTTAAACGGCTCGGACTCTTTTATTTCTGAAAAATCGCTTATTTTCATTTGAAGCAATCTTAATGGATCTACCTCGTACCCGGTAAAATCAAACTTCAAACTCGAAACAATAAACGCGTGATACAACAGAGTCTTTGCTGTGCCGTAATTTAAGTCCTCATCCTCGTTTGAATTTTGCTCAAGCCTACCGTTATACAAATCTGATGTGTAATTTGAACACAGAAGAATAGTTCGGGTAGAGCCATATATAGCCGTTCTAGATATTAAATCTATTGCGCCGTCGGCATCGAAGTCCTCAGCCTTATTGTCCATGTCATATAAAAAGGCAACCCAGTCTTCGAGTAGTCTAACTAAATCTTTTCCACCAATTTCTCTAAAATATGCTTCTCGTTGTAACTCTTGGCTATTTGAAGCTCTCGTTTGCTCAACCTTTAAAGCTCTATATAGCTTTGGTAAATCCTTTAAAAAATACACCATTGTTGCTAGTACTAACAAACATGCAACGCTAACGATACTCGAAAACATTTTAAAACACCTCCACAAAATCAACTTAATCCGTATTGTGATTGTATCACAAAAGAAAACCCGACACCAAACGGTATCGGGTAACACCTTATTAAGATGACTTTAAATGGATTTGTTTCAAGCAGTGCTGCAAGGGTCTATCCTCCCCCTCTCCAGCTTTGCTTGAGTATATCATAAATCAAAGAAGTGGGTCTTTTCAAGTCCTCGATAGTCTCTTTTTTAGAGAGCCCGCAAAACATCTCTATGCTTTTTAAAAACCCACGACCTAGCCCAGTGTAACGTGTCTATACACTCATTCCATTCATTGCCATTTACATACCTTGCATACACGATATCCCTCTCCAGCGGGTCGCTTAATGAATCAGCTAGTTTTGCAGCCTTGCCGACTAACACATGTAGCTCCTCTATATCTCGCTCGACTTCTGCCTGTAGGTCAACCGCCATACTCAGGCAATCGCTAGCTGAGTCGTTCACACTTGATTGTACACGCTCTTTGTACTCAATTGCTCCGCCAGTTGCTCTAGTTTCGTACAGCTCGATGCGCTGCATCTTGCGCTTGATGTGCTTGCGTAATCTAGGAATTCGCAGTAGTTCCTCTTTAGTTATCACGCTCATTGCTTTACTCCTTTGCAATCCTAATAAGCTGCCTCTGAATTTTATAGTCTTTGTAAAGTTCCACGAGTCTCTCTGCGCACATAAGGTACTTAACCTGATTAATCATAATCTCAACGTCAGCAATCTCTTCTTTGACCGATTCCTCGTCTTTAGAATCTATCGCCTCTATCAGCTCGTTGAGTTCTTCCTTGCACTTCTCTAACTGGTGTTCCTTCCCGTAATGGTTGGCTATGTATTTCAAATCTTCGTTAATCATTCTGTGCCTCCTTAATTCTCTTAATTCTTGCCTTTAGCGATTCCATGACGAACTGCTGCACGTCGTCCTTCCTCGCTAGTGCTGCCATAACATCCTCGTCTCTCGTCCCCTCACACACTAGATGGTGTATGATAACCTTCTCTGTCTGCCCTTGCCTGTGCAGTCTCTTATTCGCCTGCGTGTATAGCTCGTAGTTCCAGTTGAGACCAAACCACACAACGTGATTGCCTCCTTGCTGTAGATTAAGCCCGTAAGCTGATGACGCCGGATGCGTAAGTAATATATCTATCTTGCCCGCGTTCCAGTCATCTTCATCCTCTGTGGTCTTAAGCTCTCTTACAACTAGCCCTGTCTTGGCTAGTGCCTTCTGTAGTCGCTCTCTATCGTGCTGATAGTTATAAAAGACTAGTGCGCTCTTACCCGATGCGCTAAGGCTCTCGATAAGCTCCATAAAAGCCTCTATCTTGCACCCATGCACCTCGTGTACACTGTGGTCTTCTCCGTAGATTGCGCCGTTACCTAGTTGTAGTAGCTTGTTTGATAGTGCGGCCGCACTCGTAACTGTTACTTCGTCGTCCGGAAGTTCAAGTACCATCTCTCGCTCTAGCTCTCTATAGGCTTTTGCAGCTTTAGGATCTAACTCAACTGGTATTTCGTGCATGATGCAGTCTGGAAGTTCTAGGTAGTCGCTAGCCTTCATGGATACGCATATGTCCGATATAGCGGACAGTATCGCCTCTTCTGACCCGTGCTTAACGCTGTACTTGTACACGATGCCGTTGTGCCTAGGCCCTGCATCGAAGTATCTCTCGCGAAATCCTGCATACCTTGTGCCTAGCCTTGCGCCCTCATCCAGGAGATACAGCTGAGCCCATAGGTCAGCCAGTCCGTTAGGTGAAGGTGTACCCGTCAGCTCTACAATTCGCTTAATCCTCGGTGCCATCGCAGATAGTGCCTTGAACCTCTTCGCCTTATGACTTTTAAAGCTAGATGACTCGTCGATGACTACCATGTCAAATGGCCAATCATTCTTGTAAAAATCGACTAGCCACACCACATTTTCGCGATTGATGATATAAATATCAGCTGTCTCGTATAGTGCCCTTATTCGCTTTTTTTCGCTGCCTAGTACCCTGCTGATGCGTAGGCACTTCGTATGATCCCACTTGTCTTTTTCCTTTGACCACGTACCCTCCGCAACCTTCTTAGGTGCGATAACAAGCACCTTGGATACTGCGAAGCGGTTATACTTAAGCTCCTTGACTGCTGACAGCACTATCGAAGTTTTGCCAAGTCCCATATCTAGGAACAGCCCTAGCCTAGGTGTGTCAATAATGCGATTAATGCAGTGCCTTTGGTATTCGTGTGGCTTATATTCCACCTCGTATCACCTCCCAAGTCTTCGCTCAAGTCTGTATGCTGCGGTCTCTAGTCCGAACTCTAGGAAGAAGTCCCGAACCTCTGCCAGCCCATGCAGCACTCTTACTGTCTGCCCTAGTTCAGCAATCCGTCTGCACTGTAGCTCTTGTAGTTTTGACAGCTTTCCTGTGTCCGTCTTAAGTTCGACAAAAACTATTTGTCCTCCGGGCAACATCGCTATTCTGTCAGGCACACCGTCATTTCCTGGGCTCGTGAACTTATATGCTTTGCCTCCCGCTCTCTTAATCTCTGCCGTGAATAATTTCTCTATGTCTTTCTCAAGCATTTTATGCCTCCTCAAACTCGTCAACTGACAACTCTATTACGCGTATATAGGGTTAAAATATAGGATTTATAGAATTTATAGGATTTATAGACCGTATTTACTCTATATTTTTTATCTCTTATAGGTTTTTGGTTGACATAGTTGACAAATAGATATAATTATTAGTTTTTCAAGGGTTTAGCGTCAACCGCAAGCGTCAACTTGCGTGTCAACTCTCTTTTTGCGGTTGACGTCGCTTTGTCAACCGTTTTTGTTGTCAACCGCTCTTTTTACTAAATGGTTGACGCCCTTTTGAACCCTTTTTGTCTCCCGTGCGGACCACATCTTATGTTTGTTCTGACCTTTTCCCAACCAGGTATCTTCCTTAATACTCTTGCTATCTCGTTCCTATTTTGCGGCTTAAGATACTTAATATCGCCGTTAAGACACTCAGCCCATATCTGTGCTATACACACTCTGTCCATTGGTTCAAGTTCGCCCTCATATGCTGCGTTACCGTTTAGGAACATCCTGCGTTCCTGCACCGTCATATCTAGCCAGTTAGTAGGCACTTTAGTCTCAAGGTAATCTCGTATGTTACCTTCAAGCGCGGAGTAGTCGCTATGTTCGTCTTGCACTTCCATAGCTATTGCCTCTATCTCTCGAGGTAGGAAGAGTTTTTCGCCTAATAGATAGTACGCGTAGGCTTCCGCCCATATCTGGTCTACTTCGCCCGGAAGATCATCCCACACCGATTTAGTTGGCTCATAGTCGCCTACATCAATAGGCCAAAATCTGCGATTTCCCGTGTCATCTTTTAAGAACTCAACCTCGTTAGATGTCCCGAAGAAAACGCATCTACGGGGGTATCTAGCTGTTCTGCGCCCATATGGTGCGCGGTATATGTCGTCCAACTTGGATAGGAACTGCTTAACTGCATTAACCTCTTGTCTGTTCATAGCGGTTAGCTCTCCTACCTCGACCACCCATACGCCTTGTAAGAGCTCTGCTGCCTCTTTGCCTTCGAACGTGGTTAGTGAGTCACTGAACCATGCTTTACCTATAGTAGATAAGAACGTACTCTTACCTATTCCTTGCGGTCCTGCCAGTATCGGCATGTAGTCGTACTTGACAAAATCCTTCATAGCTCTAGTAACTGCTGCGCATAGTGACTTACGCATAACCGCCCTTGTGTACGGGTTGTCTTCTGCGCCCAGGTAGTCGATAAGAAGTGTGTCTAGTCTCTTCACACCGTCCCACTTGAGACCCTTAAGGTACTTCCTAACGTCGTTGAACTTGTGCTTGCCCGATACAATGGTAAGCGCATTACTGAGTAAGTCCTTGCCTTTGATGTCGTAGTAGAGCTCCATATAGTTCGCATAATTAGCATCGTCGTTATCCGTCCATGGTCTCTGATTGGTTCCCTTATCCCAAGGTAGTGCTCCTAGTACGACGCCTTGATTGGCGAACTCGTCAATAGCTATCTTGTCCTTAAGTAATGGGTCGTGTTCGAGTATCATTACAGCATTGTTGATAGTCTTCTTAATCTGTCCGCCAGAGTCTAGTGCGAGCTTCGATATCCAATCAGTATCGATGTCGTTTTCGTTAGTAGGTAGTAGGTTATCTTCCTTAAATGCCTCGTTAGCCGCCTCAATACGCTCCCTAGCCATGATATCGGTTACAGCCTTATCATTAGCTGCTAGAGTCTTCATAGCGAGGTATGACGGCATTTTAGCAGTAGGTGTACCCTCTTTCGCGTCGTCGTCTCTATCGCCATACATATGTAGCCTTACGAGGTCCCATGCGTTGACAAGCTGTCCGCTGCATGGGTCTGTAGCATGATGAGAGAAGAGGAAGAGGTCACCGTCGTATATAACTGCACCACCTACTGTACTACCGCCTGTGTAGGTGTAGCGTCCTGGGTCGTCGGTTGCCTCATACATACCAGGTATGAACTTCTCCATTGCCTCCTGTATGCTGTAGGTCCTGCAGAACGCTCCTACTATGCCGTGCTTGGTCGTTGGGTCTTCTTGCTTCGCAAGTCTCCTCTTTTCAATTGCATCTGCGCCGGGTATCTGTGGCCAGGACGATATGTCGTGCCAGTCTTCATATAGGGCGAGTATGCCCTTCCCGGAGCAGAACGCATTATCGTATATCTCACACACGTACTGACTGTCGCTTGAGCAGCTAGGCCAGTACATGAGACGAGATGCCTCGAACGTAGTCGGGTCGCAGTACACTAGACCTATCATCTCTGCTAGCTTGCGAGCAATCGGCTCGTACTCGTCCGCTGTTACTGTCTGGTCAAGTGGGATAATGACTCTTAGCCTTGGTGAGTAGTCGCTATGCTTACGCGTACTGTAGACAGCTGCAGCGCAGCCTAGTGATCCGACGCGCTTAAGGATGTCATTAGTACCGCCTCTAGGTACGTTGTCGAGGTCGAGAGTGACAAGGTCGCGCCCTGTCACTGCATCCGCCTTACGGCGACCTCCTGCGAGGCTGCCCCCGACAAAACCTCCGACGTCTTTTAGTTCGTCTTGCTTGGCCTTCGTGTAGCCAAGATACTCCTGCAGTGTCTCCTTGGACTTAATCGGTGTCCGGAGCTTATCGCAGTATTCCGACCACATTAGACTGCCAGTTACCCAGTTAATGGATTTACGACTGCCTGCGGTCGCTATTGTAATTTTTCTATCGTTAATCATGAGTGTTAGTCCTTCATGTAGTAGTTTGATTCAAAACCTGCGCCAGATAGTGGGAGCCCTTCCGCCCATGGTATCGGCTCGGCGAATATTGCGTTAACATCATCGAGCTTATCTTCTAGCTCTGCCTCTATGACGATCTCGTCGTGTATGTGCATAACGGGCTTGTAGCCGGCAACTATGCACCTATGCAGTGTTATCTCTAGGCAGTCTCTAGCGATTGCCTGTACAACGTTCTCTATGAGCTTGCCTCCGTACGTCTCTTGCGTCTCCCACTTCTTACTAGATTGGTTAATACCCTTGTACTCGATTGACGGATGACCCCATCTGTTAGTGCCTAGCCCAGGCGAGCAGTAGAAGAGCTTGCGTCCGGAGGGAAGTTCTATAGTGAAGTAACTTAGCCCATTGATGATGTCTAGTTCAGACCTCAAGGTAAGTCCGTTAAGGTAAGTGGTATCACCTGTATCTATAGTGTGTATAGCGAGCTTGTTCATCCTGTCCCATAGCTGAACTATGTTAGGGTTAGCTGCGCGCCACTTACTCACGATATCGGGAAGTTCGTCCTCCGGGATTCCCATATTAAGGGCCCCCATCTGTATTAGTGCATTAGAGCTACCTTGATAACCGAGCGCTAGTGTGGCAACCTTGCCCTTTTGTCTTAAGTCGCCATTAACTCCATGCTTCTCGACCGGAACACCGAACATCTGCGATGCGGTAGCGCAGTAGATATCACCGCCCTTTTTAAATACATCTAGTACCCAGTTCTCACCAGCTAGCCACGCTATTACACGGGCCTCTATGGCGCTGAAATCGGATACAATGAACTTCTTACCGTCTGCCGGGATAAAAGCGGTTCTAATGAGCTGTGAGAGTGTGTCCGGAACATTTCCATATATCAGCTTGAGCCCTCTGTAGTTCGATGCCTTTACAAGCTCCCTTGCCTCGTCTAGTGTCTTAAGGTAGTTACGAGGTAAGTTCTGTACTTGTACGAGCCTACCCGCCCATCTACCCGTACGGTTCGCTCCATAGAACTGTAGTAGCCCTCTTACTCTTCCATCCTTACCTCTTGCATCCGCCATCGCCTTGTACTTCGATACGGACGATTTACCTAGTTTCTGCCGGAGCTCTAGCGCCTCTCGTACGTTCTCCGGAAGGTCTCCGTCTAATAGATCAGATACAGTTTCCTTGCGGAGGTTATCTACTTCGATGCCCTGGGAGATGATCCACCCTAGTAGCTGTGCGTTCGAGTTAGGATTAGACAGCCTCGTAATAGCCTTAGCCTCGTCCACTAGCTCTGCTGTGCTCATATCATCTATAACGAGTGCGCCCTCTAGTAGGCGGTCATCTATCGCAACACCTCTCGAGTTAATGCCAATATCTTCTACCCACGCCGACCATGTTGCGTCCGGAACTGGATAAGGCTCTAACTTCTTGAGTATGCTACTCTCCGCCTCAACGTCTTGTCTGTTGTACTCCTTGAATAGCTCCCACTTCTCGGGCGCATGCTTTGGTAGGTTACGGGAGCGACTACCGTTAGACTTAGTCGGCTTGCAAGGCTTACAGAAGTAATTAATTAGTGCCTTGCCTGTAGATAGCTTCTGCTTGTCCTCCGGGAGACCAATTGCCTTACCTATCACCCCTAGTCCTGCTGGATATCCGCAGTATAGACCGTGTATCATCGTGCAGCGCCACTGTTCTATTGGTGTAGAGTAGCCCGCCCTATTAAGGCATATCCACTCGAATGATGCGTTATATGCGTGCTTGGTAATGGTCTTGTCTGATAATGCTGTGACTATGTGAGGTGGTATCTCTTCACCAGATGCTAGGTCGATAACCTTAGTAGGCTGTGCGTCCTCTTTATAGGCAAAGAGGAGGACTTCAAAGTCCTCACTCTCTGCATACTTGTGAGCACCTGCCTTACCGATGTCAACGCTACTATATGTCTCTATATCAATACTTAGGTGCTTCATGTCGACTCCTTAAAATGGTACGTTGTCTACTGGCTGACCAGTGATAGGGTTAACTTGTGGCTGAGCCTGCTGTGGTGCACCGAATGCCTGTGCTGCTGAAGGAGCAGCTCCGCCTAGTGCCTCTCCATCTCTTAACTTCTGAACTGGTCCGAGTGAGCAACCTACTCCCTTCTTGCCGTTGAAGTTATAAGGGAAGAACTCCACATTTACTCTTGCGTAGCATCCGCTGTAAACCTCGCTGTGGTTGATGATTGGATTGCCCATTACATCTACTACTTCTGGTGGATAATCAGCGCTTGATCTAGCACTGAACACCCAGTGACCTTTGCACTCCTGTGGGAATGGTGTTCCATCCTGCTTAACACCGTCACCGTCCCATATTGGAGTAGGTACTACTGGCGGTACCACTCCGTTGTAGCATCCGTTAGAGCCCTTCTGCTTTGCCGCCTCGATTGCTGCGTCAATGCGTCCTTTAGTTGCAGTATCTGTCTTTGGCAAAAGAACAGTTACGCTGTACTTTGGTTCCTGTCCTTCAATATTCGAGTAAGGCTTAAATAGGTGCGCGTATGATAGTCTTACTTCTCCAGTTGTTACGTTTGTCATGTCTCCGATTGCCATTGTTAATACCTCCGTTACTTAAATGCCTCATTGGCTGAAATCTTATTAGTGATAGCTTGTCTTTTATCTGTACTTGGTACGAGTGTAGGCTTACCAGGGTTCTTAACTACATACTCTCCTGCAACATCTTCGAAGTGCGCTTTACCCATTAACTTCTCCACTTGTGCCAATGTCAGAGGCTTGCGTTCATACAGCAATGCCTCGTCTGTACCGTCTTCAATGATTGCCTCGAATGCTGCGTCCATATCTGTCCACGCTCTCGAGCCTCTTCCTTCAACAGCCTTGTAGCCGTCTACATCTCTTCCCGCTAGACACTCAGCTAGTGCATAGTCTTGTAACTCTGATAGCCACTTAGCTACATCTTCGCCCTTACGTAGGTACTCGCCTACTTCCTCATTAGTGATAAGAGGTGGCTTCTTGTCTATCTCGAATGCGAGCTCTATGTTCTTATCGGCTCTAGCTCTGCACTGCTGCCTCGCTCTGCAGAATCTGCACCAATCACCCGGCGACTGTTCACCGTCTCCCTTGATAGCTATATCCGCGTAGTGCTTGACCTTATCGCCGAACTCCATTAGCTCCTTAACTGTGTACTCACTGCTGTTGGTGTTATCGATTCTAGGCTGTACAATGCTTATCTTGACCGTATCGATAGCGAATAACATCTTGTATGCCTCTAGTGCTCCTAGTGCGTATATCATGAGTTGCTCGTTGTTCTCTGCCGATACGGGTACGCCCTTGCCATACTTAAGGTCGATAATGTGTAGTGTCCTCTCTCCTATCATTACGCAGTCGGCTGTTCCGAACCCATCGGGTATGTATGCGGTTAGATCAAGTCTCTTCTCGATAGCGATGTATGGTGACTTCTCAAACTCCATAGCCGACTTGCGAACATATGCAACGTAGTCGTCTGTATATCCGTCCATTTCCGGCTGATAGAGTTCATCCTTCTTAATCTTGTTAAGTGTCCTAGTCAGCTTTGCCTTGCGGTAGTCCTGTGTGTTAAATAGGTGCTGTAGCTTTGCCTCTGCCATTTCATGGGCAAGTGTGCCCTCCTTCGCAGCCTCTGATGTGGTATCGGGGAACTGTGACTCTAGCACCGCACTAGGTGTGCAGTTCATCCATCTGTGTGCGCCACTTGCTGATAGCAGCGCGTGTGCTCTGTCCTTGTGCCCTGCCATTAGATATCAGCTCCTAACTGTCTTAACTCGAATGCGAATGCCCCGAACTTATCCGGTGTAAGTTCTGGGAGTGTTGCCACACCTAGCTTGTTAAGTACCCCAGCAATTGCGTCCATCGATACGCCCTTATCCATCAATCCGATTGCAGCCTTCTGTAGCTCGTCTGCTGTGTAGCTCTTAGCTTCCGTAGGTACTGCTGTCGTCTGCGGAGTAGAGTCGTCTGTAGCTCCACCGCCAGGAGTCCACGTAGGTGTGGTGCTCTCTGGCATTGGTGCCTGCGTTGGTGTCTCAACAGGCTGAGCACTCGCACAGTCCATACTAGGTGCTTGTGATAGTTCCTCTGCTGGCTCTGCACTTGCCTTGCTGTGTGTCCTAATCGACTCAGCTAGCGCCTTAAGAGTTCCGTTCTTTGTCACTTCGATAGCCTCTTCCGCGTTCATCTGTAGTATTAATTCCATTTTTAGCCTCCTTAATTGCTTCTTGAAATTCTTTAATTTTTTTTGCGTCGCCGTAGCTTCGCTTAATAACAACTTTCATAACCGCCACCTAGTCCACCAGTGGCATTACATCGTCTGGATCATCTATGTATCTATTGATGATAGCGTCCATCTCTTCATCCGTTGGCTCTTTGTCAAGCCTTGGGTCGTGCCAGTCGCACTCTGCTCTAGGATGAGTTTTGTCTTCGCCTAGAATGTCCTTGAAGAAGTGATATAGTCTTCCGTGCTTTTCGTGTTTAGGTTCAAGTCCTAAGTTATTCATTGTCGTCCACCTTTAACAACCTTTCTAACGCAATTGGGTCGTATGCCCTCTCTAGCTCTAACTCCCTCTCTAGCTCCTCGCTGTACACCATGTAGCGGTGTAGTTCGGTTAAGATTACCGCGATGCCTACTAGCACCATTCCGATGATGAATGTTTTAATAATCATTAGTTGCCTCCTTATTTACTGAGCCGACAGAACTCATCTTTAATAATCGATTTACATGCACGGATGCCTTTTCTATAACCTTCGCGCTCTTTGCTAGAAAGGGTAAGTCGATAAGGTATATATGTTTCATCAAGCTTTCTAGATAATCTATCTTGCAGCTTTTCGTACAAATCATTTAGTTCTGAATATTTAATGCTATCCATAACTACCTCCTTACCTAGCCCCTAGCATGTATAGGAACAGCCACAGTGTCGGAATTAGTGCCGCCATGCTGATACACCCGATTACTTCCTGTAGTGGCGTGTTACCGTTCTCCTTGCATGCCTGGTGCATGACTTCTTTAACCGACTTAAACCGCTCTCTCATTGTCGTCACCTCTCATAATCTCCAGTGCCCTTAACATGGTGTAGAACTCCGTCTGTGCTTGTTTCGTTGCTTTATCGAATAGTCCGAACCTGTCGACCTTTTCGCGGTAAACCTCTTCAAGGCTCTTAACTTCTTGCGATAACTTCTCTAGGTTCTCCGACAGTTCTGCGCTGACGGTCTCAAACTCTTTTAGTCTGAAACGATACTGCTTGCCGATTTTGTAAATCCCTTTACATCCCATCTGCCCGAGCTTTCTTAATACTTGCTCGTCTATCTGCAAGATTTCGGATGCCTGCTGTGTCGAGATGAATTTTTCCTCTATAGGTAAGTTCATGTTGTACCTCCTTGATATAGTGCTGTGATATACTCACCTCGAAAGGAGGTGATAAAAATGTCTTTAGAAAGTAAAATGTTGTCTGAATTAGGTAACAAGTATTCCGTTAAAACGATCGATACGGGTACCGTCATATACCGCAGACTTTCTTCATATGAATTTGAGATCGTTGTCAAATCAGCTACTACTTGTTCCGTGTACGTATGGCGCTGCGAACCGATAATACTTGAGGGTGTCTATCATAAAGTGCCTACTGAGCACCTATCAGACTATCTCGGGTATCTTGCAGTTCTGTACCAAAAGCTTCTTCCCCTATGCCAGGTCGAACGCGAAGACTTAACAGAATAATTGCGAGTTCCTCTCTCGATAGCTGCTTCCTATCAAGTAAGGAATCTAAAGCGGCTATCATTTTTTCATCCTCTGTAATAAGCTCAAATCTTCTCCATTCATTGTGTGGTTTTATAGTTTTCATATGCTCCTCTTTGGTCGCTCGAAGTGGCTCTTTTTTCATATCGCTACAAGCGCTTATAGGTACGCCGATAACACTCTCATCCACCCTTATATAGTCAGCGGTAATCACCACGGACATATGAGGGTGGTAATTTTTAAGCTCTTTTGCTACCTGCTTTGATAGCTCTATTAGTTTTGTATAATCCTGTCCTTGCATACGCGCCTCCTCGATATTGTGTTTTTATAGTAATGTTGTGAATTAAATTCACGTTAATCCTTAAAAAAAATTGCATCCCTCTCCTCTCGGGTTAATCTAAGAGCTCTTGTTAGGGCGAGTATCTCTGATGCATAGAAATTCCCCGATTCAATCTTGTTGTATAGGGTTTCCCTAACCATCCCACTCCTCTTTGCAATAGCTGTAACAGACATGCCCGAATCTTTTATAGTATCTCTTAAAAGTTGCTTGTTCAATTCGCTGAGCCTCCTTTCAAAAAGTGTTGAATTATATTCACATCTGCATTATACACTATGGTGAATTTGTGTCAACAGTTTTTAACAAATTTGTTGAATTTATTTCACAAAAGTGATATTATGTCGATACAAAGCGAGGTGGATAGAACATGTTAGAGTTGTATAAAAATATAAAAAAATTCAGAGTGCAAAACGATATGTCGCAAGCAGAGCTTGCAAAGCTCACTGGATACACTGACCGTTCCTCTATAGCAAAAATAGAAAAGGGGCTAGTTGACCTTAGTTTGAGCAAGATAGAGGCTTTTGCTGATGCACTCGGGGTAGATCCAGGAGATTTGATGGGAGACGAATGGGAATCATCAGTAGTAGATAATGCCCGTCTTGATCTTGCAGAACACTTTAATTATGACGCGTTCAATATTGCAAAATTCCAAGATGCTGAACATTTAGACGGTATATCTGCTCATACAATGGTATGTGAAAATAGATCAGAATACACCACAAAACCTCTCAATTGTATACCTATATATGGAACGATTCCAGCGGGGATACCTATAACAGCGATACAGGACATTGAGGGCTATGAGGAAATCGACCCATCTATGTTGCGTGGTGGTAAGCAGTATTTCGGACTCAAGGTAAAAGGTAATAGCATGTACCCTATGTTCATGGAGGGCGATACCATTATAGTTAGGCAACAGCCAGACTGTGAGAGCGGACAAGTTTGCGCTGTAAGAGTTAACGGCGATGATGCGACACTGAAAAAGGTTATCAAGCAAGGTGCTACTACTGTCCTGCAACCTCTCAACCCAGAGTACGAGCCGATTTTCTTCGTCGGTTCAGTTGGCGAGCCAAGTCTTGAGATTATGGGAGTTGTTGTCGAGATTCGCAGAAAACTATAGTCTATAAAGGGTAAAAAGAACAAGCTAACAGAATCGAGGTAAGTTATGAAAAAACTAATCACAATCGCACTAGCTATCA